CATCGACCCAGCGAACCCGCCCACGCTGGCCAAGGCGAACACACTCCAGGAGATGGGTGCGCTCGTCGCCGTCAGCATCGTCATGGGCGTCGACCCTGCAGATACCGGTGTGCCCGTTGGGGAGGTTCCGAGCCTGCCTCTGTCCAACGCCGAGTGGGCGCTGGCCGAGGGGACTACGAGCGTCAGCGACGAGCGGCTGGCCCTCGCGTTCGTGACTGAGACAGCCCCGATCTACCCGGAAACGGCCGAGACAGCGACTTCCGTGGAACCGTCATCTTCCACGACCCCGCCGGCCACCTCCACCGACCAAACGCAGAAGCCGACCGAGGACCAGCCCTCGACGACCCCCACGGTCCCCGAACAGCCGGAGTCGCCAACGACCACGGTGCCGGAGGAACCGACCGAGGTCACACCCACGCCCGAGGGGACCGTCGAGGAGACTCCTGCGTCCACTTCCGAGCCGGATGAGGCAGATCCGTCGGCGCCGACCGAGGAACCAGTCATCGAGGACCCGTCCGCCGGAGCCGACGACAGCGTCGACGAGGACCAGGCCGTCGACGTTCAGGACGACACCGTGACGGCCCCACCCGAAGACGAGACCGCCCCCGTGTCGGTCGAGGAACCGGACACGGAGGCGGAGTTGGTGACCATCCCGGACGCCTGGCGCGGAGATCAGGCCGCGTAGTACCTAGAACGGCGGGTCGGCTCCACCTGTCCCGGTGCTCCACTGGTCCGAGCCGCGTGACGGACCGTTCGATGCCGCGCGAGTGGTCTTCGTGACCTTCGCCGTGGCGTTCGACAGGGCCGGACCGACCTCATCGGCATCCAGCTCGAACACCGTGCGCTTGACGCCCTCACGGTCCTCGTACGACCGCTGCTTCAGGCGACCCTGGACGATGGCGCGCATGCCACGCTGGAGCGACTCGGCGACGTTCTCCGCTGCCTGACGCCACACCGAGCAGGTCAGGAACAGGCTCTCCCCGTCCTTCCACTCGTTGGTCTGCCGGTCGAAGCTGCGCGGGGTGGACGCGATACGGAACTTGGCGACCGCGGTGCCGGACGGGGTGAAGCGCAGCTCGGGGTCGTCGACCAGGTTGCCGACGACGGTGATGGTGGTCTCGCCTGCCACGGAGGGCCTTTCGGGATGGGGCTGGCCCGCTCGGCGTGGGCCAGCCGGGGGGGGTCAGGAGAACAGCAGCTTCCAGGTCTTCGGCCCGGGGATTCCGTCGGCGTCGCCCGCCAGCGAGCTGTGGGCGAGCTGGAACGCGCGCACGTTCAGCCGGTCCGCCTCGCTCCACTTCGGCCCGGGGCCGGTCACGTAGTGCTTGCCGTACCCCTTCTTCACCAACTGCTTGCCGAGCGCGGTGATGTGAGCGTTGTTCTTGCCGGGGCCGAAGTACGAGGCGCCGGGGAACGGCGGCGCGGGCTTGGTGGTAGATCCGGTGCCCGTGGAGCCGCCAGTGGAGGCGCCCTTGAGGGCCGCGGCCTTCGTCTTGGCCTTCGCCAGGAGGGTGGTGATGTCGATGTCGCCCGGATCGCCGTGCACGTTCTCCGGGGGGTGCTGGTGGCCGCACACACCCGAGAAGCCGCGCCATTCCGCGAAGGTCATCCGCGCCTTGCTGTTGCCGTACGAGGACGGGTAGGGCAGCCACTCGCTCGGCGCCTTCAGCGGGACGCCGTTCTTGACGTTCTGCCAGGCCAGGAAGTCCGCCAGGTCGTCGAGCGCCCAGTCCGGGGCGTCCGGCCAGTAGATGTAGTGCACGCCCGCCTTGAGCTTGCCCCACGTCTTGCGGTGGGTGGGATCGCAGGTACCGACGAGTTCGACCTGGGCGACGTCGTCGGTGTTGGTCTCCACACCGCCGGCCTTGTTGACCAGGGCGCGCGCGGAACGGTCGAACGAATAGTGCTGGTACCAGTCCAGCCGCTTCTTCTCGAAGTTCGGCTTCGCCGTGATGTTCGGCGCGACGGCGCCCTTGGAGTAGTCGACGAGGCTGGTGCCCTCGGTGGTGTGCAGGAGGACCTTGTCGGGGTCCATCAGGTCGCCCTTGTAGCTCCCCGAGAAGTCGTACGCACGGCTGGCGCCCGGGTAATAGGTGACGGTCACGGTTGCTTCCTCCGGTACTGGTGAGCAGGGAGGGAGCACCGTGACGGGCGCGATGGGTTAGCGTCGCGCGCTCACTCGACGATGTCGGCGTCCACGACGTCGTCGTCCGCCGACTCGATCTCGGGCGGGTACTCGACGGCGTGCAGAGTGACGGCCAGGCGCTGAGCGAGGCCTTCGAGGTCCGCCTCGACCTGCTCTTCGCCGTCGTCCTCGGGGGCGAGCTGCGCGTCCAGGCCGTAGCCCTCGACGTAGTCGGATCCGTGCTGGTGGGTGAGGTACCAGGCGGAGGCCTTCCAGTCGGGCACCTGCCGCTTGACGGTCGTCTCCTCGACGATCTGGCCGGTGACCGCGTCACGGAACCTGCGGGTGACCTCTTCCAGAACGGCGCCACCGGCCCCAGCGCGCTGAATCTGGGCCATGGCGCGGGCGGCCGCCTGGGCGCGGGCGTGGGTCACCTTGTCGAACAGGTCGACGTACGCGACTTCACTTGCCTCCGGCCGCTGGCCTGCACTGATGGCCAGGGCCTGGTCGCGGCCGCGGGTGAGCCAGTAGGTCAGGGTCCGGCGCGATATCCCGGCGAACTCGGCCGCGTTGCCCAGGGCCAGGCCCATGCGGCTCGCTTCCACGAGCCTGTCGGTGACCGTGTCGGTCATCAGGCGTGGACGCATCATGACGGCCGGGATACGAGGCGGCCGGCGCGGCTTTCGACGGGGCATGGCAGGAACGTACGAAGCGGTCGGTCTACTGTCCGGGCGTGAACAGCTCCCCGCAGGCGGGGCAGCACACTGTGCGGGCCCGGTCGTTGTCGCCGCTGTCGGTAAAGCCGTCCTCCGCGCCGCTGAGGTCCTGGAGCTCGGCGGCGTCCGGTGATCCGCCGGGCAGGGACTCGGGGTCGACCTGCCGCAGGAGTTGCTCCATCTCGTCGTCGCTGTAGTTCAGCGAATCGAAGAGGGCGGCATCGCCGGTCGCGAGCTCTTCGAGGTACTCGGCCAACGACCGTGAATCCCAACCGCCGCCCTCCGGAATGCGGTTGAGCTTGATGATCACAGCCTTCGCTTCGAGGTCGTCGCGCGAGGACCACCCACGCTGAACGGGGACGAGCCATCCACCGTCGTCATCGATGAGCAGCCCGTCGGGGAGCCGGGAGCCGCGGGCCTGCATCTCAATCAGGGACTCGCGCCGTCCGTGCCCGCTGATGATGCGACCGGTGCGCTCGTCGACGATGGACTGGTCGAGGAAGCCGTGCGTCTCGATCGACTCGATGATCCGCTCGATCTCGTGGCGCTTGGGGTTGCCGGGGCTGGGAGTGAGGTCTGTGAGCGGGACGTACGAGGTGTAGCGCGGCGCGGTGATGCTCATGGGACACCCCTCGGTGAAGCGGTGGAGGTTTCCCCGGCGGCAGTGACACGGTCAGCGAGCCCGCGGACTTCTACCGCGGCGCCCCGGTGTCTCGCTGGACAGGGCATGCCGTCATGGCCGGACCGTGTCGTGCCGCCGGGCCGGGCCGGCCTGTTTCCGGAAAGGCCGAACCGGAGCCGCCCGGTGCTGCGCGTGTGCACGGCGCGCAGTCGTGGCGACCGGGGCGGACCGTAGGGGGCCGGCCGACTTGCGTCGCGTGCTCCCGGTGATCGACTTCCATGCGTTCGTACTGTATGTTTTTACCAGTCAAGCCAACGGCGATTCAGTCGCCGGGGACTGGTGTAACGAATGCGATGCCTGCCGCGTATGAAGGTCTGTCACCGCAGCACCGGGCCATGGGCACCACATCACCCTTACACCCCGGGACACAGCGAACCCGGGGGGAAGGACACACATGAGCCAGGACAGCACGACCGCCACGGCCGTCGACACGGGCAACATCGAACGCGACGCGCTGCTGCTGCGATTCATCAAGACCGTCGTCGACAACCGCTACGCCCAGATCGTGAAGGCGGCGGACGAGGCACGCCTGAAGGCGTACACCGATTCGGACTCTGTGACCGTGAAGCCCAAGTTCCAGGGCATGGTCCTTGGCACCCGCACCGTCGCCGAGCCGAAGGACAAGCTGGACGTCGACGACGTCACGGCCTTCGAGTCGTGGGCGGCGAGCGGTAACCACGGCGAATGGAAGTTCGTCGTCGACCCGACGTGGCGCACGGCGGTGCTCAAGTACGCGACATGGGACGAGGAGAACAAGGTCGCCGTCGACAAGAACGGCGAGGTCATCCCCGGCGTGAAGCTGATCCCGGCGCCCGCACCTTCCAGCGTGACCCAGAAGCCCAACGCGGACACCTTCGCGAAGCTGACGGAAATGCTGCAGAACGGCGAGTTCACGGCCGACCTGCGCGCCCTGGCTCCCGCGTCCGAGGACGCGGTCGAACCCGCGTAGCAGCCCCAGCGACCGCCGTCCCCACGCTTCGGGCGGCCCGCCCCCGGCCGG